ATTAAAATTGCCGCACCGGTTTTACCCGAACCAACTCCCTGAAAAACTAAAATTCCATTATAAGGTGTCGCCACATTAATATAATTCTCTAAAAATTCCTGATGAGGTAATTTACGAAATGGCTTATCTCGCTTACACTTTTCCTCCATTGAAGTCGGCTCTCGTGTCGTCCGTAATTTCCAAAACTCCTTTCTCGTAATTAAATGCTCCAAAAAATTAGGATCATCTAATGGTGGATAGTAATCCTCATTATACGATTCACTGTCTTTTTTAATTACTCGCTCCTTTATCGGTATATACTTGCCAGGAGGCATACTCGGTCTCCTAACACTAAATAAGATATTTTAACGACGAACACGTCGTCCTTTACATAACAAAAATACCATTACTACTAAAAATACACTAACACCACCCAGAAAAACATAACTTGATAAACTTAATGAACTTAATGAACTTAATGAACTCGGTTTTACTTCGGGAATTGATATCTCTGTTGTTCCCGGATAAATCATAATTGGATGTCCGTAAATCTGCTCGTAATGCTGGATTACCTCCTCAAAAGACCACTCTCGCTTTCCTAAACTCTTATTCACCGAATTATGGACGCCCACTAACCAACGCACTAAATCTCCTCGTGATTCTAATGCGGGGTCAATTGGATGCTTTTCTAAATGCTCTTTATAATGCTCTCGACATAACATACAAGGTAATACATCTTGAAGGGATAAAAAGAAATTACGCATTTTTTGTTTCTGGTCGCTATCAGGGTAAAAAGGATATGCCATCGTCGTCGAGTGTAATCCAAACCATAACGATGGACCCCATATTTCTGGATTCATTTTCCCTATTCTATTTTACGATTTTTTATTACGGATTCACCACAGTTGGGCTTCCCGCCTGTAAATAATAATTTGGCGCCAAATAAGGTGGCATCACTCCCGTATCCAATGCTGGTGCTTCCCCTGGTGTCTCGCTCATTACCTGCTCTAAACGATAATAAGGCAACGCATAGGAAAAATATCGAACTTGACTCAATAATCCTGACATATGTGCGATTGATACAGTTGGCGCTGAACCCGCTGTTTGACTTGCTGTCGTAATATCTCGGGAAATATAAACATTCCCATAATTTTGGATTGGAAGACCCTTTAACGTGCAACGTTTCTTCAATTGTCCGTTAATATATATATCCACATTCTTGTTAATCACGACAACCGCCACATGAACCCACTTACCAACCGGGACATTCGAAACCGTGCAGACTTCATCCGCATAATTAAACGTCGTAAAATGAAACTCCATATCATTTCGGTCAGACCCTAAGAAAATACCCGGACACATATATGGAACTAAGTTGGCACTTCCTTTATGCATGACGTGCTTCTTAACTGTCGAAGAAGTTCCCGAATATGAATCTTGATTCACATAAATCCAAAAAGCATAGGAAAACTCTAAACCATAAGGTCCATCATTGGCACGAGGAACATCTGCCGCCGGAATAATAATTGGGCTCGATGAAGTTTGAACTGTTCCTTTCACCAAATAAATATTATCTTCCGTAAATCCTCGATAACTACGATATAATGATATTAATATAAAAAGACCCGATGCCAAAGCAACTAAGACCACAATAATAAATATTGCCTGATTTTGTCGCACCCAACTTGTTCCATTGGCAAAACTATTATTGAACCCAAGTTTAATGTTATTGGCTACTTTATTTACCGTTGCTGTCGCACCCGTATTCATGATTCCTATCATCATCTTATAAAAATATTTTTCTCTAATGACTCATTCCAATCTGTTTTTTAATAAGAAATCAAAAAACTATTTTATTGCGGACCATTCTGGTATATACTATAAACTTCATCCGGTTTTAATGAACGGGTAAAATACTGTAAGCGTGAAACCTTACCAAAGAATCCTCCGTTTGCTCCAACCAAAAGAGGCTGATCGTTCAACTTCGGCACACCCGCTAGCACCTTTGAACGCTCTAACTTACCATTCACATAAACATCAACAGTTCGGTTGTTTAATACAACCGCAAGATGAACCCACTTCTGTAAAGGAATATTCGTCACACTTACACGCTCGCTCGGGTTATAATAAGTCGCCACCGATATTAACAAATTATTTGTCTCCGGGAACAAGAAAACACCCGGATTCATATTGCCCTGAACGATTGGATCCGTAGTAGCAGTTGTCGCACCCTTCATGAAAATACATTTGAAATCTTGGAACTTATAATACCAATCTTGGACGTAAAACCAACACGAATATGTGTATTCCAAACCCCTATCACTTGGCTTTAAATCAAAACTATTTCCAGAAGTTAAATCATACGCATTGACGGGTTTATCAATAAGGATGGGATTTTCGATTTGTGCTGCGGCACGATTACGATAAACGACAACTAATAAAATGATAATAATCGCAACAAAGACAATCATACCGACACCAAATAACATAAGACGGTTTTGACCCCCGTTTGGAGAAGAGGGGGTGATTAAATTCTTCAAATTATTTGCGCCGTTCGCAACGTTCATTCTAATTTTTTAATTAGAAAATTACTTAGTCTGTTCTACAATTCGCATCTCCCGACGCACATATCTTTTTTATTGTCGGTTGTGTATCTGGAATTCCTTGATGTTCGAACTCCCACTTATCGATATCTGGGCGCTCTAATAAATATTTCTTTTGAATTTCCATTGGAGTCATCGCTCCCGTAAAAACTTGCATAAATGAGATCCAACCCCAAAACCCTACCGTTGGGAGTTGATGGAATAATGCCATCGATGAACCACTCGGTATTCGAAACCCCTGCGGTATCGACCATACATGTAATAACTCTCCATCCATATAAACCTCACATACACCTCTCGATACTCGTAAAGTTAATTGAAACCAACGTTTCACCGGCACATCATCAACTCGACCCGCAAATGAATCCCCTCCCGCCGATTTTCCCACACGGAATATCAACTGATTCACTCGACGATCCAAAAATAATCCCAACTGACACTGATTGATCCACGTCTGGTTTCCCATTAAACGCATTGGGTTCGCAATTAACTCCGCAACTGTTCCTTGGCTTCCAACCAATCCTTGCGTAAATATTGCTCTCGGCTTATCCACCCCTACATTTTCCGTAAAATTCTGTGCCGATAATCGCAACCATAAACGGATGGTCGCCCCATCCTGAATATCCACAAATGGAGTTGTGATAATTCGTATCTTCGTATCTGTGCGATACCAAAAAGACCCCGGTTCTCCCCCCGGAACTGACATTCGCTCCATCTTTAACGGACTCCCATAATATAACTGAATTCGTCTATCATTTGATGCTGTAAAAGTCTCAAACACATATAACGTATCCCGAATATCCCAAATTCTCCTTAAATATCGATAAATTTGATGTGCGATAAAAAAGATAATCAATAAGATAATCACGGAGATAAGTATTATTTTTTTAGTCATCGGCGACATATTCGATGTATATTCATTCCAACTATTGGCATTTACTAATTTATTCCATTGTTCGGTGGCAAATCCTACTGGACTGGCTAATGGACCTGATGAGACACCCGGTAATGCCGGGATATTTAAAAAATTACTCATTAACTTTTATTAAGAAAATTAACCATACCCGGAGGTATCATCTGGTTTCGTATCTTCTCCCATCCTCCCTCATTTTGTAGCAAGTTCGTTCGTATTGCTGGCATCAAAGGTTGTGTTTCTGGATTAAAATCCCATTCCTGTGCTGCCGTTCCTTCCTGATTCCCTTCCTCCAAAATATAAGGATTCGCATAACCAGGAATCCACGCTCCGGATGGTTGCAATAAATTAGCAGTGCAGTTTAAAGTCAAATCATCAGGTCCTTCCGGAGTCCCGCTCACACATTTACCCACTCCGGAACGGTCTTGACACCAACCACATCGATCCGTCTCAATACATTTATTAAATCCCAAACCATCACACGGTTTATGCCCTTTTTTACATTCTGCTTCACTATGATAAACTGGCGGTGGAATCTGGGAAATTACAGTTGTATTCCCACAAGTATTCTTCCAAGGACGTAAAGGATCTTCCAATTTTCGAACACATTTATTATTTTCTACACACCAAAATGAACGAGGACCCACACCATATTTATCACGATACGTAGGAGGTAAAGGTGGGGAAGGCGGTCCAGGTGGTTCTTCGGGAGGTGCAGGGGTTAAACCACCGGTCTTCATAATCCATTGACGAAATTTTGGAGGAAATGAAGTCGGTATCGGCTTCGAACAAGTTCCTACTGGAAGACCACACTTTAAAGGTAATGGGTAAAAATAAGAACCTTTCACGCCCATTGTAAAAGTCTTCCCATCACTAAATCGTTGATCTCTTGGAAATGCTGTGGGACAACCACATAAAGGGTCGATTCCAATCTCTTGAATCGTATCTGGATCAACACTATTTTCAACGAAGTTTTCAACAGGCTTTAAATACTCAAACGGAAAAATATTAATTTGCTTCCTGAAAAAAAGAAGACCCCAAAATAAAAATACAATCCATATTAATTGACCGTGATTCTCAAAATAATTTCCAATTGGGTTAATAATCTTCGTTCGATAAACATCCCAAGCCTGTAAAGCCCACGCAATAATAATGAATAAAATAATACCTAACAAAATGGGGTTCATCTTGTTTGTTTATTAGAAAATTAAGCATTTCGCTGTTGAGATGCCTTCTCAATCGCCTCCCATTCCTTCGAATTTCCACAATGATACTTCTTCTCCGCCAAGTCTTTCGCACTTTCTACCCAAGAAGCATATAACTCACTAGAAGAAGGTGGTTGATTTCTCGTTCGATCCCACGCAGAGAAGAATCGTTCTTGACTCCAAATCGGGTTTTCCCCTGCCGGAACAGATACCGGAAAATAAAAACCATTTCGACAAACCCAATCCACACTCAATGGATCCAATTTCATACAAACTGGTGATTGTGGCTCAGCAATCATCTTTTTCTCCTTCCCATGACTCTTCAAAATCTGTGTCGTCATTCTACTATCTTTTATTACTTCTTTCAACTTCACTTCTCATTCAGTTTTTTAAATAAGAACGATTCATCGCACGAATGCTGTTATCATGACCGTTGTAAGTGCCATTTCCTCCTACCACATTAACACCTTCATCACGTGGAAGCATCAACCCCGACGGAACTGGCATAAAAAGAGGAAGGTTATAAGGAGTTAATTCCGTCTGGTATTGGAAACTTGATGGCGAATAAGTGGTCTTGACAATGTATCCGGCTTGATGATTAAACCAGGAAATCTCTTCGTGATCGGTGGGAAATACTGGCTTTCCGGCTGTTCTAAAACTCATGATTACTACTTTTACAAATGAAAAAAAACTTATGCGCCCATTTCCTCTCATTAAAGATATTCATTCATTATAAATGATTCATAGTCCCTCCTGGTGGAATGACCTCGAAACCGATACAGTTCTTCAAAAATGGCTCGCAAACGCATCGTTCTATGCCAAAATAGCATTGAAAGACGCTCTTCAACATCCGACAGATAGCACGAAAACATTTCGTTCATCTCAATCTCTTATTCAATTATGGTCTCAACTTCCCGACGAACAATGGAATCAACTCAATCAATCTTTCCAAGAAATTCGACAATATGAAGATTCAATCCAAAATCATCTATTCTCCTCTGTCTCTCCCATCTGGAATCAACATATCTTCTACTCAATGCCCCTCTTAGAACGTCTCAATAGTAGCGTTTGGGCGCATCAACCTTGGACGCTTCTCACCTTATACGCTCAACCTGCCTCTACCTTTCTCATTCCTATCCTCATTATTATCATACCACTTCTCTTCTGCACCTGGAAAGGAATTCCTTTCCCTTGGGCGTTCCTACGTCAGCAAATGATGGCATTTGTATCATACGCTTGGGGAGCAGACCTATTTCTTTATCGAAACCAATATCACTGGGCGACTCTCGGCTTTTTACTTGTCAAACGATGGGTTAGTGTTGGCATTTATCTCTACGGAATCTGGTCTTCTCTCCGTCATTCTATCGAAATTCAAGGATACGCAACAAATATTCTCAACGAATTTAAAAATCTACGTGAATGGTTCAACAAAATAACTAACTTTGTCTCACTACTTCCACAAGCCGACCAATATCATCAAGAAATGAACGAAAAACAAAAATGGATCAATTACAACTTCTCTTTAAATTATGACTATTCACATTTTTGGTATCCAACCCGTTGGTTGATTCCGGGGCGATGTTGGAAGGATTGGAATCATTGGGAAAAAGTTAGAAAGAGTTTTGAACCAGTAATGACAACCATTGGGAAAGTCTTGGCGATGTTTCATTTAGCTCGATTGGTTCGAGAACAGACGAGCCCCATCGGTTTCCCGACTTGGAATGTATCGAAACGGATTTATTGGAAGGGAGGCTATCATCCGGGATTTTTAGGAGAACAACCGAAATATCAAAGTTATCAATATCGAAAGAATCGACGTTTTTGGTTAATTATGGGAGCGAATGCTTCTGGTAAAACGACTTTTTTAAAGACGGCTTCGTGGATACATTGGATGGCACAGGCGTGGGGGATTGTGCCTTGTAAAAAAGCCAATTTACAATGGATATACCATTTTTGGAGTTGGGTGCGAGTCCCTGATGCGACAGGAAGAGAAAGCCTCTTCGAAGCAGAAGTCCGTCGAGCAAAAGAAATTATGGAATCATTGTCCCAAACAGGTAAAGAAACAGCGTGGGTATGGATGGACGAAGTCTTTGGTTCTACCAATGCCCGAGAAAGCACAGCCTGTGCTTACGCAACATTGAAGACTTGCTTAGAAGATTATCCAAATTTGTATGGAGGATGCACAACACATTTACACGGTTTAGTAAAATTACGTCGTATGCCTGAAATCCATTTGATGCATTTTGAAATGAAACGAGAAGGCGAAAAATGGATTCCAACTTATCAATATCGTTCAGGAGGAAAAGCACAGGAATTAGCATTAGAATGGGTCAAACAAAAAGGTGATATGCCTCAACGGTGGATTGACGTCGCCACAAATGGTTGCGTTTAATTATTTTGAAAGTTGTCTTAGTAAATAAAAAAATGGATACTTTATTTCTCATCTGCATTTGTTTCATTTTAGTATTTTTATTATGGCTAACCTATTATGGTTATCAAAAGTTAAAGCGAACTCAAAATGAACTTCAACAAATTAAATATGATGTTTCAGCCGTCCATAAAACAATTGAAAGGATTATGCTTGATATAACAGAA